TTACTCCGACACACCGGTTGGCAAAAGCTGATCCAGCTGGTTGGGCAAGCGCGTCATGGAATCGGCCGACTGCACGACAAAGTCGGGCAACAGGCCCAGCACGGCCGCCAGCATCGCCAGCACTACAGTGAGGGTGAATGCCGCGATGGCGCGGGTACCTGGTTGAAAGTGGTGGCGGGTCATGGCTCGAATCCTCAACAAAAGAAAAGGATCAGGGGCCTCAATGACCCCCGAAAAGCCTCAATGGCTTGTCGGTGAGATTTCAACAATCCGCTTCGGTTCCGTCTGTAAGACAAGGGCGAAACCTGCGACTCTAGAGGCGGAGTTACGGTCGGTTGCAACCCAGGTTCTAAAGCGATGGGCTGTCCGATCTGGTCGCCTGCCCGGGAGGTTCTCATGGGCAACGTCTGCAGGATCGACGAAAAGCAAACGGGCCCAGAGGGCCCGTTTTTTTCTTTGTCAATGGGAGGGCGACATTCACAAGAAGCCTTGAAAGCCTCATGAATGCTCACTTTTAAAAATTATTTTTATTGCAGTACCCCCAGACATACCCCCACGAATCCGAAAAATGCCAGCACAGTGGCGAAAGGTCAGGGCATCCGGTTGGATCCGTGAAACTCCACTTGCTGGCTGGCGGGGTTTTCTATGACGTGGCACTCACCGCCTAATCCACGTCCTGGCATGCCTTGCGGCCCCCCCAGGCGGGCTATCAAACGAACGTAAAGGCCCCGTCCTCGTAGATTTTTGCGGCTTCCTCTGACTTTGCCGCCAGGCCCATGGCCATGGCCAGGGCCTGCATGCCGTCGATTCGGCCTGTGGCGCGTGACTTGTCGAGCTTGCGGGCGCCGGTGGGGTCTTTGGTCACTGTGGCGTTGGCGGCGCACATGGTCAGCACTGGGTGGGCGCCGTGGGCGATGCGTCCATTTAGCAGCTCGGCTTCCAGCGCATCGAGGGCGGGGGCCATCTCCTTATAGCCCTGGCCCCATTCCACCAGGGGCAGGTCGGCGCCGATCTTGTCCAGCTCCTTGCGTAGCAGGTCAATGCGCCAGCGGTCATAAGCGATGGCCTCCACGTTCAGCTCGCTGAGGATTTCGGCTATCTCCTGCGCCACGTACTCATAGTCCACCGTTGCCCCTGGCGTGGTGTGCATGAAGCCTTGCTGGTGCCACACATCGTAGGGCGCACGGTCGCGCCTGGCGCGATCCACCAGCCCTTGCTCGGGTGTCCAGAAATGCGGGACCACATGCCACACGCCATCCACCTGGCCGACGATCACCAGGGCGGTCAAGTCGGTGCGGGCCGACAAGTCAAGGCCGCAGTACACCGGGGCGTCATAGAACGGTTGCACCTGGCCTGCGCAGGACTTCCACACGTCTGGAGACACGAACGGGCTTTCGGTGCTGACGCGCTGGTTCAGCAGCAGGTTGCGGGCGGTGTTCTCCATGCTGGGCATGCGCTGGGCTTGCGTCATCTGTTCGCGCAGGTCATCCAGGCTTCGGAAGATGCCCAGTGCCGGGTTCGCTGCTTTCCATGCGGCGTGGTCCAGCAGCTCGCAGCCATCGGGGCGGCGTACAGGCGGCACACGATGCGCGGGTCTGCGCTGGCCTGCGCGTCATCCAGCCACACGGAGAGCAGGTCCGCGTCGCTGGCGGCCTGCGTCGATATGGCGATCAGCAGCGGCGCGTCGTGTGCGCCCTGGCTGGTGGTGATAGCGTCCACAAAATCGGACTGGGGGCCACGCACCTGGCCGATCTCGTCAAGGATGGCCAGCACCGGGGAAAGGCCGTGGGCGGTCTTGCCATCGGCGGCCAGCGCCCGGTATTCGGTATTGAGCGGCAGTCCGATCAGGCGCTTACCGGACGGGATGATGCGCACGATGCTGGAAAGCGTGGGCGAGAGCTGCACCATTTTTGCCGCCAGGTTGAACACCAGCGATGCCTGGTCTCGGCTCATGGCGCCGGACACAATCTGGCTGTTTTGCTTGGCCTCTGGCCCCACCAGGTGGGCCAGCAACAGGCCCGCAATCAGTCCGGTCTTGCCGTTCTTGCGGCTCACGCTCAGGATGGCGCGGCGCGTGCCTGCGGGGTTGTCGTACACGTCCCGCAGGAAGTCCTTTTGGAACTTGGCCAGAACCATGGGCGTGCCTACGTGTGCACCGTCAGGCGTCATGCAGTGCCGTTCGATGAAGGCGATCACGCGGGCTGCGCGGGTGGGGGCGGCTTTGGCTTTGGCCATGGTTTACGACACCACGCGAAGGCGCGGGATCAGGTCGTCTTCATCTTCCAATGGGAGGCTGGCCTGCCGTTCATTGGCCAGGGCCTTGCCCGCGTCACGGCTGCGGCCCACCGTCGCCTCGGCATGCACATGCAGCACGCGAGACAGCGACACGGCGCGGCGGGTCAGGGTCTCCAGCAGTTTGTGCTTGGGGTTCACGATGTGCGTTCCGTTGCCCGAAGGAATGGTGAAGCCCTCCAGGTCAACTTCGGCCTGCAGGCGCTCAATATCGGCCTGGCTGCGGGCGAGACTGGCGGCGGTCGCCAGGTCGGAGTCGGTCCAGGTGTCACGCGCGCGGGCCAGCATGATGGCTTCCCAGAATGGGCGGTCACCAGGCCGCAAGGTCACATGCGCGGGCGGCTGCAGTGGCCCCAGTGACACGGCTTGCACAGCAGCCACTGCGGCTGCGGCACTGTCGGAACGCTTGCGCTTTGCTGTAACTTTCATAGCGAATCTTTGGACTTAGGGCGCACACAAGGGGAACAGGACGGTCTAGGGCGGTCGGTTGCTGGTGATTTTTTGAAAGCAGGCGCCGGGCTCGCACCAGGATCACGCACAACCGCCTGATTCCAGTAGTGCGATGGGTCGGCAGGGGTGCCGCTTGCGTCGCATCCGTAGGTGGCGCGCTTGCCATGCTCTGCGGCTGTCTTGCGCGAGTGGCATTCATGGCACAGCGGCTGCAGGGATTCCAGGCGGTTGTCGTCCGCGCCGTTCATGTGGTCCACATCGGTGGCAGGCACCACCAGGCCGCGCGCTGCGCAGTGACGGCACAGTGGCTCACCGGCCAGCACACTGGCGCGCAGCTTCTGCCAGGCGCTGCCATTGAGCTTGAGCGTGCGGGTTTTGTCGGCATCCCGGCCCGTGCGCTTGGCGGGCCTAGATGGCGCTGGGCGCGGCATTGTCGATTCCTTTGATCGTGGGCAGGTTCTCCAGGCGGCGGGCCTCGGACGGCAGCATCCATCCGGCTGCAATGCCCTTGGCGTAGAAGTCCGCGCGGTTCACGCTGTCGCCCCTCAGCAGCCCTTCCACCTGATGCTCGGCAAAGTAGGTGCGGCGGCTTTCCTCGGTCAGCAATTGCTTGGCAATGGCTTGCTCCCATGCCACCAGGTGGCGGCGCAGCGTCATGGTGACGAACTGGCGGGCCATCTCCACCGAATTCGAATATGTCCCGTGGTTCAAATCGCCGATCACGGTTGGCGGCACGCGGAACAGGCGGGCCACTTCTTCCACGCTGAACTGACGCGATGCCACCCATTCAGAGTCTTCCAAACTCATGCTCACAGACTGGAAGTCCACGCCACCTTCAAGGATGGCCGTGCGCCCGGCATTGCCTGCGCCTGCATACTGGCTGCCCCACGATTCCTTGATGGCCTGGCGCTGGTCAGGCTTGAGCATGCCGGGGAACTTGAGTACCCCCAACAGCTTGGCACCGTTGCGAAAGGTGCTTACCCCGTGCTCACTCTCGGCAATGGCCAGCTCCACCACGCCACGCGCTGCAGCAATGGGGCTCACACCCAGCACACCGTCATCACCCAGGCGGTGGCGCAGGTGCAGCACCTCATGGGCCAACAGACGGTGCAGCACGTTGTTGCCGTCCGTGTAGTCGTAGGCCAGCTTGCCAGCAGCGCGCAGCACCGTCACGCGGTCAGGGGACAGGGGCCACAGCTCGCGCACCTGGCCATCTAGCCCACGCACGATGCGTGCATAGGCATTGCCGCGCAGCAGCACGCACGCCTGCAAATACTCGCGGGCCTCCAGTGCTGTCTGCTCCGGGTTTGCCATGTCGTGCAGGACGGCATACAGGGGGTGGTTTGATGCCCGCTCGCGGTCTTCACCTGAGCGCTTGAACAGAATCAGGGGCAGGCTTGCAGTAGTTTCTGAGATGGCTTGCACACAGGCGTAAACAGCGCTCACGCCCTGTGCGGTTTCCTCATTAACGGGGCTACTTCGCAAACCTGCGAAGCCACTCCAATAGCTGTCACCACCTGCAACACCACTACGGCGTTCAAGTCCTAGGGCGCCAAGGGCGCGGGTAATGATGCTCACGTCGATTCCTAACAGGTCTCAATCCAAAGGCGGCGGCTGTCTGTGCATACGTCTGTACGGCGGCTGCGCATGGCCACGGTGGTGTCTTGATAGGCGGGGTCACTGGTCAGGGTGATTTCGACCAGCTCCACGTCGATCAGCTCACGCACCAGCGTTGCCCCGCGTTGCTCCCAGCGGTCGCCACCAGGCGCCACGCGAAAGCCAAAGGAGCACCCCGCAATGTCGCCACGGCCCACCAGGATGGCCAGGTCTTTGCCGTGGCTGGTGTCTGGCAGGGCCAGCTCAAAGGCAAGGCCCTTGGCGTCTTCGCGTAGCTGCAGCGTGCCGCCCCGCGTGGTGCCCAGCAAGGCGGAACCGTTGTGGTCGAAAAGTGCCCGCACGTTGGAGCCGCCCTCCAGGGTCTTGCGAAAGGCCCCATTGCGGATGACCTCAGAGAAGCCGCCCAGGTCGGCCTCACTGTCAAAAATCGCGGCATACCCGTGCAGCTTCTTGTCGTTGCTACTCAGGTTTCCAATTGAGCGGACCTCCAACATGCGAACTCCTTACAGCGCGATGTCGTCGATCACGGTGAAGGCGTCTTCACGGCGCGGCACCATGTCGCAGGTGGTCAGGATGCGCACCTGAATGGCGCCACGGCTGTAGGGGCCTTCGGCCCATTGATTTGTCAAAACATCCACGCTGCCCCAGGTGCCCACGATCATCTCGGAGAAGTCTCCCAAGACCATGCGGCCCGTGGCTGGTGCACCTGCCTTCTCTGCCAACTGGTTGGTAACCGACACAGGCACGCCAGCCAGTTGGCCGTTGTCCAGCAAGTAACCGGGCAGGCCCGCTTCGCGCAGGGTCTTACGCAGGATGGTTGCCACTTTGGGGTGGGTCAGCCATGCATTGGGCGTGATGTTCTTCAGCGCCAGGCCCTGCAGCACGGTCAGCACGGTGGCCCAGCTCAGGGTGGCAAGCGTGCCGGTGCCGGTGGCTGCGGTCAGCAAGCCCTCGGGCTCCTTCACGCCGTCGCCATGGATCAGGGCCTTGTCGATGGCTAGGCTCACGACGTCAACAAAATCTTGCCGGACGAGCGCCTCGATCGAGGGGTTGGACTGCTGCAGCAACTGGCGGGACAGCTCGGTAATGGCGCCCACATGCTTGGGCTTGAGGCCAATGCTATTGAACGTCAGGCCGCTGTCGGTCAGGGCGTCACCCTCGGCCAGCCATTGCGCGGTGCTGGTGGTGGCCATGCGCGGTATGGTTACGTCGCCGCGCAGGTTGGGCAGCACGCGGGCACCCAGCGAACGGACCACCATGGAGTTGCGCAGCAGGCCCACGAACTGGTCAGCGCGGAAATCCTCGGGCACGATGCCTGCGGCGGTGGTGGTGGTTTGTGCGGCGCGTTGCTCGAAAAGCGTGTGGGGCACCAGCACGCCCTTGGCTTGCACACCCTGGCGCTTTTGCTCCTGGTTGTACTCGGCAAGGGCGCCGGTCAGGGAACGATTCTCGGCATGGGCGGCGATGGCCTCCACGATGGAGATGCGGCCTTCCAGGTCGGTGCGGCTTTTGTCCACGGGCTCACCAGCGGTGCGGCGTTCGGCATCCTCGACAAACTGCGCCCGCTGCTCCTGGCCTTCCAGGTCTGTGATGGTGGTTTTCAGCACATCAAAGGCGGCTTGCTCGGCAGCGTTCAGGCTGCGCTTTTCGCCCTCGGCGGTGTTCAGCAGGGTGCGGGCTTCGGCTACCTTGGCGGCCTTCTTTTGTCGAACTTCATGCAGCTTCATGGGTGGATTCCTGTGGGTTGATGCCCAAGTGGAACCCGCCTTTTTTGGCGCTGCAATAGGTGTAGGGAAGTTCGGCCAGTGGTGAACACTGGCTAACAAACTTCATGGCGCACGGCTAGAACGGATCAGAGTCCGAACCCCATGCATGCCCGGTAATTTCCTGCGTCCTCGAAGATTCCAAAACCCCCGAAGATTCCGAAGATTCCCCATTCCGAAGACTGGAACCTTCGGAATCTTCGGTGGAATCTTCGGGCTTGGAATCTTCGGGGCGCGTGCCAGCGGTGCCAGGAAGACGCCACAACCACCCGCCTTTCATTCCATCCTTCTTGCGACAAACCCCCAGCTTTTTGGATGCCTGCCAGATTTGCTTTTTTGAGAACCCGGCAGACTTGAGGGGTTGCGTAGCTTGCTCAGAGTTGGTCCAGTAAACGGCATCCAGCTCGGCGCGCAGCAGCTCGCACGCATCGCTTGCATCTTCGCTTTCGGCTGGATCATCCTCAGGGTCGGTCAGCAGCTCGCGCGCCGTGCCTTCGACAGCATCACCCCATGCAATGTGTGAGGCTTCGATTCCCGGCAGCGGTTCGGACTGCTCAAGAAAGTAATGAAACCCCCGCTTTCCGGGCCAATGCTGCTTTTTGCGCGCGCAAGGATGCGTGTGTCTTTGGTTTCTCCGTTGCCTTTGACCTTGGCGGCCACCATCACCATGCGAGCTACAGCAGTGAACGCCACACTGCCCACCACGCGCTGCGCAGGGTCGGTGCCTTGTCCTCCCTTGGCAAAGTGGGTAATCCCCAGCACAGCACAACCGCATGCTGCAGCCAGGTCAACCACTGGTTGCATTGCCCGGCGCACTTCGGTGTTTTTATGGCTGTCGCCGGTAACGGCACTCACTATCGGGTCGATCACCAGTAGCTTGATGCCGCCTATTTTTTCGATGGCGGCCAGCAACTGGCCCAGGTCGCGCGCAGGGTCGAAGGGCACCACCTCACCATCGCGCCGTGCGCCCTCGATAAAAAAGCACTTCGCCCGGTCAGCGCCTGCCGCCAGCAAGCGCGGTAGCAGGGTGTCGGCGGGGTCATCTTCCCCGCTCCAGATCAGCACGTTTCCCGCTGTGGCAATGGATCCGTCTGGCCAGCGCCCGCCCATGGTGACTGTGGCGGCCATGGCCAGGGCCAGGGTAGTTTTGCCCTGGCCAGGTGCGCCCGCCAGAATGTGCAGCTTGCCCAGCGCAAGCCAGTATTGCCACAACCAGCGCACGGGCGATGGCGTGAGGTCTGCCGCGCATTTCAGCACCACGCCATCTAGCTCGGTGCGCAGCGGTGGCAGGGGTGTGGGCGTGCCGTACTTTGCCATGTCCGCATCGATGTTGGCCGCCCAATCGTCGTACCGTGCATTCATGCGAACATGCCCGCCACATGGTTGATGCGGCCAGCCGCCTGCAGTACGCGGGTTCGGTCGGGCTCTGACAGCGTGACGCCGCGCGCCACGTTGCACCCTGCAACAGCCACCACCATGGCCTCGAATTTCAGCACCTCCAGCGCAGCGCGTGGTGACAGCGGGGTGGGCCTGGCGGGCGCGGTGTTACCGTCAAAGCGCCAGGCTCCCAGGGCCTTGGCGGCTTCTACAAACTCCATGCCGGTCAGGGCCATGTGGTAGGCCAGCACGTCGCCGCCACGCGCGCCACAGCCAGCCATGCACACGAATGCACCCGTCTGCAGGTTGATGCGCATGGAGTCGCTTCCATCGTGGAATGCGCACGCTGTGGTGCGCCACTTGCCGCGCCCCTCCAGGCGCAGGCCGGTGGATTCGTAGAAGGCGGGCGGGTCTGGCAATAAGGTGCGATCAAAGCCCATGGCGCACCTCCAGCCTTGCGGACGATGCACCAGGGGCATGCCACCAGGCGCCCAAGCCCTTTGCCGCCTGCACTTCATCGGCGCCGGTCAGCTCCATGTGGTGGTCCAGAATGCTTTCGCCGCTCGCGTCGCAGTCGGTGCACACGTATGCACCGGTTTTGACGTTGATGCGCATGGTGTGGTAATCGCAAAAACTGCAGCAGGTCTTGCGCCACTTGCCTTGCCCTTCCAGGCGCAGGCCGCAGTCCCGGTAGTAGTCCTCGGGGTGGGGGAGTTGGTTGCGGTCAAAGGCCATGGCTCAGGCCCTCACGCTGGCGGCGTTGCGCGATCAGCTCGCACAGCGCCACGTCGAGCACGCGCGCCACGGGGGCAATGCGGTGCATGAAGATGGCAGTGAAATCTGCAAGCGAGATGGCGGCATCGCCGGGCG